GATGCCAAAGTAAGATTGGTTACAATTAATGCAGGTTCTTTCCACATTATACTTACCACTAGCCAAAGTAATCCACCAATTAAATATAGTATTGGTCCCAAAGGATAAATGTTAAGTGATGTCATTGCAGTTGCAACAACCAGAACGGCCGTCGCTAACCACTTTAAATTAGTATCTAAGGCTTTCATATATTCCTATGTAATCAGCGAAGTAATAGAAGCCGAACATTAAACCGTAACCGAATGCTACTATTGCAGCAGCAACTAGTAAACTTTTTATATCATTTTTTGTCATATTATTATTAATTGTTAATATACATATAATATAACATATAAAAATCAACAAAACAAGCGAAAAGCGCCATAGTTTTAAAGAAATAAAGCAGTAAAATCAATAACTTAAATGAATATTGCAAAAATATAATCTCTAAAATCATTATAAATAGTAAATATATGATTGATTTTGACAAAATTGATGATTTATCATTTATGATTGATGATAGTGATTCGAAAAAACTAAAAAAGGCAAAAAATTATGGCAAGAAAAGTTGCAGGAAACACAAATTCCTCAAAAAAAACAAGTAAACCTAAAAGAACAAACATTGGCCGTGGATTTCACAGCAAATGTATGATGAATAAGCATAAAAGAAGAAGTTTTAAGAAATATAGAGGTCAAGGAAGATAATGCCAGGCGTTGCACGTAAAGATACAGACGCTGCCGGCGGCGTTGCGATTGAAGGAAGTGAAAACGTTTTTGTAAATAGTTTCGGAGTTGTTAGAATTGGCGATAGAGTTGCAGGACACGGATTGCCACCACATAGTCCACCTCCTTCTATGTCAGAAGGCTCAACAAATGTATTTGTAAATGGTATAGGAGTGTGTAGAGCAGGTGATTCAGCATCTTGTGGTCATATTATTAGTGGATCTGATAATGTTTCAGTAAATTAATATAAATATACATATGCCAAATTACGATGCTGGTTCTTTAAACAAGAGTAAAAGAGCCACAAGACAATATAAAGATTTAGATTTAGATTTTGGTCGTAATTCGGTAACAAATGATGTAAATAAGTTAACTGATATTGAAGCTGTTAAAAGAAGTGTAAGAAATTTAATTAACACTTCACACTTTGATAGACCTTTTCATCCTGAAATAGGTTCGAGTGTAAGAGCAATGTTGTTTGAGCCAATGACGCCTCTAACTGCATTGAATTTGCAAAGAAAAGTACAAGAAGTTTTGATTAATTTTGAACCAAGAATTAAATTAGTTCAAATAGTAGCAAATCCGAATATTGATAGCAATTCATATGATTTAAGAATTTATTTTTACGTTATTGGTTCAAATGATCTGATAGAAGTACAAACATTTTTAGAAAGACTAAGATAACATGGCAAGTAACAAATTAGAAGTATCAGATTTTGATTTTGATAGTATAAAAGCAAATTTAAAAACATTTTTACAGAGTCAATCAGAATTTTCAGATTATAATTTTGAAGGTTCAGGCTTTTCTATACTTTTAGATGTACTGGCATATAATACACACTATCTTGGTTTCAATGCTAATATGTTAGCAAACGAAATGTACTTAGACAGTGCTGATATACGAAAAAATATTGTATCATTAGCAAAAATGTTAGGTTACACACCTTCTTCTGTAAGATCACCTAAAGCAAATATTAAATTAACTATAAATGACGGTTCAGGTTCATCTATCACTGTGCCATCAGGAACAATTTTTACAACTTCTGTTGATGGCGTAGCATATCAATATTTAACAAATGAAGATTACACTATTACATCAATAAATGGACTTTACGTTTTTAATAATATAGATATATACGAGGGCACAGCAGTTACATTTAGATATACAGTAGACACAAATGATGCTGACCAAAAATTTGTAATTCAAAATTCAAATGTTGACACAACAACATTAAAAGTTTCAGTACAAAACAGTTCAAACGATACAGCTACAACTGAATTTTTATTCGTTAATAGTTATGTAGATATAGACTCAACTTCGAATGTTTATTTTTTACAAGAAGAAGAAGAAGGCAAATTTGAAGTTTATTTTGGTGACGGAGTGATTGGTAAAAAACTAGTTGATGGAAATATTGTAATTTTAGAATACATTGTAACAAATAGAGATGAGTCTAATGGAGCTTCTACATTTACTTTAGCAACAACTATTGGTGGATTTTCCGACATTACAATTACAACTAATTCTATTTCACAAGGCGGCTCAGTTGCAGAATCAAAAGAGTCAATTCGTTTTAATGCACCGTTGCAATACTCGGCTCAAAATCGTGCTGTAACTACAACTGATTATGAAACAATTGTAAAATCAATTTATCCCAATACATCATCTATCAGTGTATGGGGAGGAGAAGATGATGAAACTCCTGTTTATGGTACAGTTAAAATTGCAATCAAAGCGGCCAGTGGTTCTACGTTAACAACTTCTACTAAAGAGAGTATAGTTAAACAATTAAAAAAATTCAATGTTGTATCAGTAAGGCCAATTATTGTAGATCCTGAAATAACTAGTATATTAGTAAATTCTAATGTAAAATATAATTCAAGATTAACAACAAAATCTTCTGACACTTTAAAATCAGATATAACAGATAAAATTGCAGAATATAATTTAAATGTCTTACAAAAATTTGATGGTGTTTTTAGGTATTCTAAATTTACGTCTATAATTGATAATACAGATACAAGCATAGTATCTAACATTACAACAATCAAAATTAAAAAAACTTTCAAACCTATATTGAATTCATCAAACAGATATGATATATACTTTAGAAACGCATTATATAATCCTGTAACAGGTTACAATGCAACACAAGGTGGTATTTTAGAATCAACTGGATTTAAAATTGATGGTGATACTGCAAATATATATTTTTTAGATGATGATGGTTCGGGAAATATAAGACGTTATACGTTTATATCTGGTATAAAAACTTATGCAAATACTTACCAAGGTTCTATTAACTATCTTACTGGACATATTATATTAACGTCTTTAAATATTTCACAAATTCAAAATATTAATGGTGCTGCATCTATTGTTATTGAATTAACGGTAAAATCAAATTCAAATGACATAGTTCCTGTTAGAGACCAAATTATTGAATTAGATATTGCAAATTCTATTATTACTGTTGAGCCTGATACATTTATAGGTGGTTCAGCAAATGCCGGAGTAGGTTACAATACATCAAATAGCTTTTAACTATGGCTAATTTTAAAGACAAAATATCAAGTCTTATAGGTTCGCAAGTACCTGATTTTGTACTTGAAGAACATCCTAAATTTCTAAAGTTTTTACAAACATATTATGCTTTTATGGAATCAGCCGAGTTATCGGTCATTTCAATTCAAAGTACTGATGGTATATTATTAGAAACAGAAACTAACCAAACAAATTTATTATTATTAGATGGTACTTCTATTCAAGCTGATAGAACAGTTGTTAATGATGGTGATAAATTAATTTATGAAAGTTCACAATTTGGTAAATTTACAGCAGGAGAAATAATTGTAGGACAAACTTCTAAAGCAACATCTACAGTAATAACCGAAGATTTAGATAACACAAGGTTATTCATTGTATCACAAGACAAATTTTTAAAAGGAGAAACAATAATAGGGTCATCTTCAAATGCACATGCCATCATTAGCAACTATAAACCCAATCCTGTAAATACAATACAAGAACTATTAAATTTTAGAGATCCTGATAAAGTTATATCAAATTTTTTAAGTCAGTTTAGAAATGAATTTTTAAACACATTTCCTGAAACCTTAAAAGACGGTACTAATAAAAGAAGTTTAATAAAAAACGTAAAATCTTTATATAAGTCAAAAGGTACAATATCAGGACACAAACTATTTTTTAAATTATTATTTGGAGAAAACTCAGAAACAATTTATCCTAGTGAACAATTATTAAGAGTATCTGATGGCAAATGGTCTACAGGTAAAATTATGAGAGTTGTGAATACACTAGGAGACACATCAAAATTAATTTCTAGGTCAATAGAAGGAGTAACTTCAAAGGCAACAGCTATAGTTGAAAATGAAGTACGATACACATTAGACTCTATATCAGTTGTTGAATTTACATTAAATGAAGAATCTATAGAAGG